ACGCCTGGATACACGTAAAAGTTTCTTGGGTCATCTTCATCAAAGATATAATGTTTTACAATAGCCCCGTGCGCTGCATCTCCTGAAACTGCAGGATCATGCCAATCCGGTTCTTGTGTATTTAAAATGTCAACGTTTACTATTCTAATAGACCTTTTACCAGTGCCGTCAGAAGCAGCAGACATATTTCTTACTACTTTTATTAGCCTTAAACCTGCTGCAGGCAAAGATTGTTTAGTTCCAGCAACTAAAGTTATAGTAGCTGTAGTAGCACTAGACTCAGGCCTGAAATTAACAATCTCTCTTTGTGCATCGTTTATATAGTTTAAGAGTTCGGATTCGGTCCATCTAACACTAGTAGTGTCTTGTAATGTATCCCTAATTCTACTAAGTAAATTAGTGCCTGTAAGTGTCCCTGCCATAATTTATTACTCCGCTTGTTTAAGCTCCTCTATTAAATCTGATTTCTTTTTACGCCTATCAAGCTCTATACCAACAGTTCTGCCATATTCTTCTAGCTCTACTTTAGTCATGCTTTCAAGGTCTTTTGAAGTTTCTTCTATTACTTCTTCAATAGGTGCTTCTTTTACAATTGGCTCTTCCTTGATACCACCTTGTACTTCTTCGCATCCATGTTGTAAACAAAGCAACCCAAGATCTTTAGCGACTTGTTTTGGTTCGTTTGCTTTTAAACTGATTGACGCGCCCCATGTTGAAGCTACGTACTTATCTTCTTTTGATACTATCCACATAATTTTACTCCTTAAATATGGGTGACTTCTTCAAGCCACCCATAAAATATACCACAATTAATATGCTACATCTAATCTAATAACACCGAAGTCTTCATTCTGACCTGTTACGTCTGAATTGTAGACTGGCTTCTTAAGACCAAATATCTTACCAATTGAAATACCGTTTTGGTTTCCATAGTCGAATGTATCTTCTACTATTTCTGGAGCACCAATGTCTGCCATAGCTAATGCTTGAGCACCGCAGAATAAACATGCAGAACCATTAACATCAGCGTCAGCACCCCATTTGTACCCAGCAGAACCAGCATTTCCGGATGTTCCAGTTGTAGCACCAGATGTGTTAAACACATGTCTGAACTCGTGGACCATAATGCCGTCTACCATTAGACTTGAAGAACCTGAGAATAAGCTTGAACCTGGTCCTCTTACTCCAGCATTTCTTACGTTAGCAAGGAAGTCTGAATCGAGTTTTAGGTCAGCCATTACTTGAGGTGTTACAAATAAGTGATATGTTTCATCATTACCTGCGCCTCTTAATCCTCTGATGTACTGATCTTTAGCATAAGCTTTTAGATCAACAATAGCGCCATAGCTTAGTTTGTCAGCTGCAGCAACTGCAGTTACATCACCAGCTACGATACCACTTGTAGCATCAAATCTTCTATGTCTATTAGAAGTTGGGGCTGTTACGTCTGAACCAAACGCTAAGTCGTTTAGATTTTGACCTGAGTTCATTGATGGTCTTAAGCCACCATTGTTTTTCAAGTTATATCCAATACCACTTAAAGTAAGGAACGCTAATTGGTCCATTCTGTCAGCCATTGCGTATGCAAGTGCATCTCTTGAATGTTCCCTAAAGTTTACAACTGATTTTTGGTCAGCTAGCCTTCCAGCTAATCTGTTCGCAAATCTCAATTGGTCGAGTCCCACGACTATGTCGTAAGCTCTTAATGCCTCTTCATTCCCTTCGAGAGTGTTGTCACCAACAATACCATCACCAGTCATGTCAGCTAAAAGTGTTAATACAGCTCTAGCTCCCTTTTCTGATTGGGTAAGCTCAGATATTCTCTGAACCATAGCGTTAGATCCGCTACCCGCGAATTGGTTAATGAAGGACATATTTCTAGCTACACGCCAGAAATCTCTAGACCAGATGGTTAACTGCTCACTGGTCAACGCAGCAAAGTTAGTATTTGCCATGATATGTCTCCTATCATTAATTTATTAACCAGTCGACTTTTGGAGCGACTTTTATCCGTATACCCACTGTCGTAGGGGAAACGCTCTCGTTAGTTACGGAGTACGACTCCGGTTAGTTTTACGCACTAACAGGCGAAAACGTTTTTTACGGACACGACCCCGGTAAGATATCGCTCTTACGTGCGAACTTATTTAATTTATAACACACTTTATCCGAAATCTCCACGCATTCTACGTAAAGTTTCAGCAGGCAAAGCATCAAATTCATCTGCTGAAAGTGTATTAATATCTACTTTTTTCTCTTGTTTACTCGCACCTTTTAAGGTAGGAGGCTGTTGTTCTGCCGCTTCTATTTTCTTTTTAGTGTTAGAAACTTGTTTCTTTTGTGCAATTTTTTGTTGTACTGGGTCAGCTTTTGAAGCCTCCTGTACAGGAGAACCCATTATATATTTTGCAGCTTTATCCAAAGCATCTGCACCGCTAAAACCTTGCACCATAAAAGCATCCCTTAAATCTAGCACTTCTTGTGTCTTAACCTGGTCAAAATCAGCATGGGTCTCATCTAAAACAGGGAAAGAAGTAGCTAACTCTGCAGCTTTAGCTTGTAAAGCAGACAATTCAGTGCTTTGTTCAACTGTTTTACCCATTCTATTTTGCACTTCAAACATCATAGACTGACGTTCTGCATTTCTAATTTCTGCTCTTAGTTTTGCAGCCTCTGATGTTCTACCATTTAAAATATGTTCTTGGTACTCAACTTCTTTAGCATCAAAATCATACTCAGGTTCGTTTTCTACTGTTTCAATAGGATTAGTAACTTCTTCTAATTTTTTCTGCAGGGCTTTTTGTTTTGCTAGGACTTCGTCAAACCTAGACTTAGGAATCATTGGTTCTTTTGTAGGTTTTTCCTCAACTGGCTCTTCAACTGGTTGTGGATCTCCGTCATCTTCTGCCAATACTGTTTCTTCTCCTGTATCTTCTGCGACTTCGTCTGTATCTTCAACAACTTCCTCTTCTGCTTCCTCTTCAGGCTCTTCAGATGGTTCTTCTTTAGCTTTAAGTTCTTCGACTTCTTCAACTTCTTCCTCCTTTGGAAATTCTACTTCTTCATCGTCAGGAGAATCGAAGTTCATATCAACTTCAAAACCTTTCGCATCTTCTTCGGTTTTTACATCAGCTCCAGGCATGGCGTCAAACACAAGTGTGTCGTCTGCTTGAGCTTCCGTTTTATTATCTTGCTTGGCCATTATTACCTCCTTGTGGTTTTACGGCTGCTGCTGCCATCTTGACAGCGGCTTGTGTATCGCTTTGAGTCATTCGCATCTCGTTTGTCATTCTTGATAAACGCTCACGAAGGTCTAGCTCTTCACGTTTTGCTTGTAGTTTACTTTGTAATTCAGCAACCTTCAACTGTGGATCAGCTTCAGCTTGTTCTACTTTCGCTACATTCAGAGCAGATTCAGTTTGCAACCTAGTTACTTCCGCTTCTAGTTTTGCAATCTCAAGCTGCGTACTTCTGATCTGTGATTCCATTTGGAACTGTTGTAATTGTAATTGTTCTTCAGTAGGAGGCGCTGTGCCTTCTGCTTGTCTTATTCTTTCTGCTATATCTGCTTTACGTGATAAATGTGAATATTCGACAATCATGTCGTTTGGTATTGGTACACCAACTTGTCTAAGCTCAATCGCTTCAGCAAACTGCATTTCATCGAAGTTATCTCTAGCAGGAGCAGTACTAACTATTACGTCATACTCACCTAGAGTAAGATCATTTATAATCTGCCCTTCTGGTGTCATTTGATTTACCCTTAGTTTGTTCCTTGGCTTATATGGGTCTTGTTCGTCAGTTACTTGAATGATTCTTTCTTCTGTATAGTAAGTCTGTACCATTTGTAATATTTTTTCAGCTAGATATTGTCTAGTTTTTGTTAAATTGTCTAAAGGCACTTGCAACAACATAGAACCTCTACCTTGTTTAGCTTGAATAGCTACGCCTGAAACTTCTGGACTATCCGTACCGAGCATAGCGTCAGTAATTCCACTAATCTGTTTAATGTTCATAGCCGCTTTTTGGCTTATTCTATCTAAGCCTGTAGGTATTTGGTTCGGTGGTATTTTACCTGGAGGAGTAGAGCCACGGTTATACTCCAGAACCAACCCTGTTTCTGCACCATGTTCTTCTAAGTCATCTGCTGTCATACCAGACAAAGACCCAGACTCTACAATCCAACCACTATTAGCTGTTGTATTTACTATATGTAATTCTTGTGAAGATATTTTATTAAGCTGTTCTTGTGGTGACAATAAATTTCTAACCATGCCAAACGGTTTACCTCTTCGAAAGTATGGAAAATATGGCACGATTGTAAAATGATCATACGGAGAGTAGTCATCAAATAACACTACAGTGTCCGCGGTCACGGTCCAACGGACCCGTCGCATTTTTTTGGTCATTATAGACAAACCAAACTGGTCAGCAAAAGCTTCTCTTTTCTTTTTGCCCCAGGCATTTGGTATTTTTCTTTTATCCCCTGTCACAGGGTCGACGTAAAACATGCAGTCGTCTAGTTTGTAGTATTGTCTTTCTATAACTCTTATCGACCTAAGTAATCGTGCGTTCTCCGGATCTCCAGGATACTGTTGTCCGTAATTATATTCGTCGGTATCTCCGTATCTCTCTTCTTCAAACTCCATAGAGTCAGCACCTAGTGTGGTGCCTGTTTCTGCTAGCATCCTTAACTTGTCTGCTTTGTCTTGCCCATACGTTTCTTCTATCTCGTCTATACTCATCCACTTACTTTCGAATATTTCATTCCAAGTTCTTGGGTCATATTGTTTTGCGTCTGGGTCTATTAAAATATCTAATGGATCTTTGGCTGTAACTCTTACTTCTCCTTGTATATGATCATCATAATCAACACGCACATCAAAATACCCACGATCTTGAATAAGGCCATCAGAAAAAACTTGTTGTTCTACCCAGTCTAATTTATTGTTATCTGCTATCTGTGCGTAAACTTGTGTTAGCACATCCGCTATTTCTTGGTTGCCGCCGCCTCTAGGTTTAAATTGTATATCTGCTTTTTTTGTACTTTGTTCTGCAAGTACTGCATTTACGGTAGGTAAGATAGTGTTTATAGTTAGAGCTGGCCTGCCCTGGTCGTCGAGCTGTTGCATATCAAACTCGTCCCATTGTTCTCCTCTGTAGTACTGGTCACACTTTTTAGCCATGTGTACGTACTCTTCATGACCATGATCTCGCGCACGAGTGTAGGCATTCCATTGGTTTTTCGCTAACGTTAGTTCTTCTGCGTCTTTAATTTTTGTACTTGGTTTTTTACTATATGCCATATTACGCACTCATTGCCGATTTCTTTTTCGGTCCTTTTGCCATTAATTCTAACCTATCTCTCCACGAAGGTACATGCTCTGGTGCTTCGTAAAAAGTTGCGTACTCTGTCATCATTAAACCAACCCAGGCCAAAGCATCAACTTGGTCATCATGCACGCCATTAGGAAAACGCAAAAGTTCAGCCACAAGAGGCCCAGTCCAGATTGCATCTTCAGGTACAAAAACTC